CAACTTCAATACCAGCATTTGCTGTTGCGGCCCCCGTTGCTGTACTATTAAGCGTTATCACATTGTCTTCAAGAAGAATCTGCTCTGTATTTATTGTTGTAGTATTGCCGCTAATTGTAAGGTTACCACTAACAACAAGATCACCAGAAACTGATAGATTTCCGATCTTTTGTAATAGAGGCTACTGTCGAATCTGAAGAGTTCTTAAACTCTGCTAGCGCAGCTGTTGCACCAGAAGCCGCCTTAAAAAGAACCGACTCATCAAAAACAGTTATTACTGGTGCGGTTTCTATCCTCTTACGAGCCATAATTCTCCTTATTTACTTGTTATAATAAACTATAGTTATAGTAATAGGGTCCTGGCAAATTATTGTGTAATTCTATTTAAATATTCCATCATTTTTCCAGAATATCTAATTCTGCCAAAATGAACCAAGTCTATGCTTGGATCTACCCAAACTTTGCCGCCCATTTTTTGCCAATAACGACAGAATCCGTAATCTTCAGACAAGAATCTTCCATCGTCATCAACATAAGAATTAAATAATGCATATGCGTTTTCTGCTTCATCTCCCTTTAAAGCCGAAGTGTCATCTTTGTATTTTAGCTTTTTATACTTTTTGAACATTTTTTCAAATACTTGACGTTTAATAAGCATGAAACCAGTCCCCGCCTCAAAGCATTCAATTGCTCCATTTTGTATATTAAGCTGTGTTTCTCCTGGCTTTGTAAGATGGACTACATATCTTGAACCATATTCCATTAATTTGGATGGATCTAAATCTTTTTGGGCGCCTTCTTTTACCTTATCCCAATTTATTTCTTTGATTGGATATGAGGCTGTCACTATATCTTTATCATGCCACAAAAGTTTTAATATAGATTGTTTATCAAATTGAAGATCAACATCAATAAACATTAAATGTGTATAATCTGGATTGCCCATAAATTTAGCAACTAAATTATTTCTTGCGCGATTAATCAAAGAATCTGAAATTGTGCAAACTGAATATTTAAGGCCTACGTCCTTATAATACATCAATGCTTGCATTAAAGACATCATAAATGGTTCTGTTACATGAGAGTCATAACAGGGCAGTGCAAAGAAAACATTCCATTGTTGGATTTTTTCTTTTGGAATAGTTATCTGAGTTTGAGTTTGTTCTATTGGCATATTTCAATTATATCATGCTATCTAAGTAAAATCTACTAATAAAAATATTATTAATAAATAATTTTATTCCTGATCAACAACTGGTGTTACGAACTCGTCTAGTTCAGCGTCGTAGCGGTCACCGATACCAGCGTACTTGCCACGAAAGTTGGCGTTGTAAGAAGTCTGCTTCCATGTGCCGCCGAGTTTCAGAGTGTTGGCGATGAACGCACGACCAGCCGCTTCCGTGTCAGGGAAGGTAAGTGTCGGTTCGCCGCACACATCGTTGCTGACACTGATAACTCTCAGCACGGTGTTTGTGTCGTCTAGTTCTGCGAAGTATGCCATTATGACCACCCGATAGTGCCAGAATCGTTGAAGGTGTAGATGATGTGTGTCTCGGTTGTTGAGACTGTGCCGACTGTGAGCGTTGTTGCCTGCTTGAACTGAATCGGTTGGCGAATGATGACTACGCCTTTGCCGCCAGCCAAACCAGCCGAGTTGAGCGTCGTGCCATTATCGCCACCTGTGCCCGTGTTTGCGCCACCAGCCGTATTGCCAGCGTTGTATGAACCTGATTTGCCGCCGAGCGCACGAGTCACTGATGAGCCAGTAATAGATGATGCGACTCCAGCCGCCGCCGCACGAGTGTTCTGCGCTGAACCAACTGCCCCAGCACCACCACCACCACCGCCACCATCACCGCCAGCAGGACCGCCGCCAACAGCACCGTTGTATCCCTGATTCGCATTTCCTGTTCCAGCCGCACCACCGCCAGCATTGCCGTTACCACCACCGCCACCAGAACCACCGTTCTTTCCTGCACGACCCGTACCAGAGCCGCCGCCGCCACCGCCACCGCCACCACCTGTTGATGTGATGGTCGTCAAACCTGTTCCAGAGATTTCACTAGCCGAACCATTAGTACCGTCAGTACCCGTTCCCGATGATGCCGCACCGCCAGCACCGCCACCGCCAACAGTAATCGTGTAAGTGACACCAGTATCTACAACCATTCGTGTTTGCGCTGACGCACCGCCGCCACTGTTTTCCCCTATTACCGATGAACGGTATCCACCTGCACCACCGCCACCACCAGGCCAGCCACCGCCACCGTAACTGGTCTCTTGACCACCAGCACCACCACCACCAGCGATGACTAGATACTCAACTGCCGATGGCGATAAATCGCTTACCACGGTGTCGGTTGTTTGTGATGACACATACCCAAGATACGAACGAGTCACTCGACCACCTCACTCACAGGAGAAACAAACTGCGACCCATCCCAAACATCACCAATACCGGCATACTTGCCACGATCAGCACCTTCAATCGGGTTGCTGTTGTACGACGTTTGTATCCACTCGCCATCAAGTCCGATGCTGGCGATGAACGCTTTACCTGCGGCTTCCGTGGGTGCATCATCGTTCCCGACGACGATGACTTCACGCACGATACCGTTCTCAACCTTTGCGAAATGAGCCATTACGACACCACCAAAGTTCCTGTGGAAGTCCACTTGTACCAAGTGTAAGAACCGTCAGTACCGTTCGTCGTCGTGCCTGTGGTGCTGAACGAAAGTCCTGCGCCTGTCGCATCTGCGGTGAGCCAGCGCACGATGACTACACCAGAGCCACCAGCACCAGCCGCACCGCTTGACGCACCGCCACCGCCACCGCCACGATTAGCCGCACCAGATGTCGCCGCACCTGTACCAGCCGCACCGTTGCCTGAAACATTCGTGACACCTGAACCACCTGTCGTTGAACCAGCACCACCGCCGCCTGCCGCATAGGTCGTTGATGAACCGTCATAGGCATTAGTAGAACCTGAGCCACCTGCGCCACCATTATTGCCAGCACCAGCAGTACCCGTTCCACCTGCGCCGCCGCCACCACCAGCCGATGAAGGATAGACCCCACCGCCGCCTGCGTTACCTTCACCGCTAAGACCTGATGCGCCTGTGCTTTGGTCGCCACCACCAGATGCTCCAATAGTCGAAGTACCACCAACCGCACCACCACCACCGCCGTTAGCAGTATTGATAAACGCTGATGCTGTTCCATTTTGACCTGCCGTGTAGTAACTGACCGCTTTTCCTGCCGCACCGCCAGCACCAACCTTCACCGTGTAGGTCGTCTTGCCGATAATGCCTGAGCCTGTGACGAAACCGCCAGCACCACCACCGCCAGCCCTGTCATAGTTACCACCTGTTTGCCCACCGCCACCGCCACCGCCGACAAGTAAGAACTCAACACTCAAAGTCTGCGAAGTCGGAACAGCCTGAGACGACTGCGACGACACATACCCAAGTTGCCTACGAGCCGTAGCCATCAATTACGCCGTAATCTGGTTTACAAAACCGTGAAGAGTAACTACATTTGCGGTGGCCGCCGCAGCTTTTACTATTAAAGGAGTGGCATTGCCTTTTAGAACAAGCCCTGGAGCTACTGTTACAAGACCAGCTTCAGGCAAGATGGTAAGTTCAATTAAGTCGTCAGGATCAGACGTGCCACCCCAGCCAATGGTTAGTTTTACGTTAGAAGAAGATGAGTTCATTGCATACAACCAAATTTCATCATAGGTTGTTGCTGTTGAAGATCCTGTATGAATAGTTGTGCCTGAACCAATTGAAGTTGCGGCAACTTTGATGGGGCGACCATCTGTTGATTCAGACAATTTAACTTTAGTAAATGTTGCCATTTATTATCTCCTTAACTAAATACTTGACTTGAAATTACTGCACTTCCGTCATCTGCGGGAGATCCAGCCTGACCCCACTCAAGACCTGAAGCATTACCGGAATTTGCTAATAGTGCTTTTCCATCTGTTGCGCCTGCTGGAAGTTTTACTGCTGTTACAGATGCATCGGCTAACTTAGCTGTTGTTACAGCTGAATTAGCTAGTTGCGCCGTATCAACGGATCCAGCTGGAACAACTCCTACATAAGAATCAAGTGTCCATGTAGTTCCATTCCAAGTCCAGTTTCTACCGCCAGAAGAATATCTATCACTGACTGTTGGATTTGAAGGAAAATCTAATGGCATAATTTATACTTAAAACCTTTCTTCACTTTTATATTATAGTAATGTATTAAATATTTAAACTTCTATTTAGAATTACTATTAGTCTTCGACTATTTCTGGTGTTATGAACTCGTCTAGTTCAGCGTCGTACAGCCAGCCAACACCGCAGTAGCCACGACCAGAATCATCACGGAAGCACTCAATCCACAGCGACGAATCACCGTAGCGGTCAGGGTTCGCTGTAAGAAAATCCCAAGTGACAACACGAACATCGGTCACGATACCGTTCTCAACTTTGGCGAATGTTGTTGGCTCAGACACGGAATCTCACCCACACTTTACCTGCCGCACCTGCACCACCTGATGCTGGCTGACCGCCGTTGCCACCACCACCACCAGAGCCAGGGGTAGTCGCACTGTTCAGCGTGGTATTGGTCTTACCAGCAACACCACCATTGCCTGCCGCACCACCAGCACCAGAGCCACCACCACCGCCGCCAGCGGCAATGTATTCAGCACTTCCGTTGCCAGTCCACGAAGAAATGTCCTGACCATTGCCACCTGTGCCGCCTGTCGTGCCTGAACCGTTGCCACCAGCCCCACCGAAACCGCCACCGCCTCCACCGTTGCTGCCTGCGTTGCTGTTGCCACCGTTCTTGCCAAGTGTCGTGTTATCGTAAAAACCTTGCGTTGCTGCGCCTCCTGCAGTGGCAAACCAGCCACCGCCACCACATCCGCCCTTATGGTCGTCAGTACCACCACCACCGCCGCCGCTAGCAACTATTGAGTCTGAAAAAACTGTTGGTCTGCCTCTAGCCCCAACATCACCAGAAGAACCACTAGCACCACCACCAGCACCAATGTCAATGTCGTATGTTCCTGCGGTGAGATACACCGTCAAAGGCTCCAAGTATCCAAGAATCGTGCCACCACCACCGCCACCACCAGCAGTAGTGCCTGAAAAGTTCACTGATTTTCCGCCGCCGCCGCCGCCCACCATCAACAAATCAAACAGCCCATCTTTGGTAACTGTCAGCGTTGAGTCAGAAGTGAATGTAAGCATCGTGTAGTTCACACCGCCAACAGTGATAGACGACGACGAGCCACCCGTCGCAACACCATAAGTTGCGCCACCAGCCGCAGGTCGCTTTGTCCACCCTGATACTGATGTGCCTGAGCGTGTACGCTCACCGAAACGCATTTAAATCACCATCCTAAGATATATTATATCATATAACATTATTATTGTCCTTGATCGCTTTCTGGTGTCACGAACTCGTCTAGTTCAGCGTCGTAGCGGTCACCGATACCAGCGTACTGACCCCTGAACGGTGTGCCGCTGTTGCGATGCTGTGGCGTTCCATTCTCGTCACGGTAAGTGTTGTATGAAGTCTGCTTCCAAACACCTGACAGTCTGAGATTAGAGATGAACTCTTGACCTGCCGCTTCGGTAGGTGCTACTTCATTTGATAGCACGATTACCTGCGTCACTATGTTCTGATCACTGAGATGAGCGAAGTGTGCCATTGTGCTTCCTTATGCGAGAGTCAGACTGCCACTGCCATTGAACTGAAACCACTCGTAAGTTCCATCAACACCAGCAGTACCAGATGTTGAACCGACTGCGCTGACCGTGACACCAGCGGATAGAGCAGAAGCCGTAAGCCAACGAACAATCACAATGCCAGAACCACCAGCACCAGCACCAGAGTATCCCGTTGATACACCACCACCACCGCCACCTGTATTGGCTGCGCCAGATGTCGGATTGTTTAGACCGCTACTAGAACCGTTGCCACCACCACCGTCGCCACCTGTGCCACCAGCAGTTCCACCGCCACCGCCGTTAGCCGCACCGCCACCACCGCCACCGTAGAAGGTTGCTGTTCCGTTGTAAGAGAGACTTACACCATCACCACCGAAGCCACTGCCATCAACATTGCCTGCTTCGCCAGCACCACCACCACCACCGCCACGACTAGGTGAGCCACCGCCGTTGCCGCCATTGTTCCCTTGTCCTGATGTTCCCGTGCCGCCCGTTATGCCGCCGACTCCGCCACCACCGCCTGAGCCACCGTTGCCGCCTGTGCCGTTGTACGCACCGCCGCCGCCGCCGCCGAGCGCAGAACCGATGAACGCAGATGCGCTACCGATACCGCCACGAGTATTGACAGGTGTTCCGCCAGAACCGCCAGCACCAACAGTGACCGTGTATGTTCCGAGACTTACGGTATTAGAACCTGTGACCACGCCGCCTGCGCCACCACCACCAGATGCAAGGTTCACATCACCGCCGCCGCCGCCAGCACCGCCGCCGACAATCATGTACTCAAGATTCAGAACCTTCGCACCAGCCGCAGGTCGCTTTGTCCACCCTGATACTGATGTGCCTGAGCGTGTTCTAGCAGCGAAACGAGACATTAATTATTTCCTATTATGCTATAACGTTTACGAAACCATGCAAAGTAACTACATTTGCACT